CTAATACGCCGATAGATCGCTATTCGCATGCTGCTTTCCTCCTGTGTCCTCTATAGTACACAAGTTCGCAAGAATATCGATCAACGTATGGATCAAGCTATGGTCGGTGCCAGGGTCGGCTGGCTCAATTTCAATAAAAAAAACTGCCTCGGTGGGCAGTGTGGGTTGAATTTGCACTTGGACACTCACGAGGTCAGCCTCTCGATCGCGACCGTATCAACGCGGCTGATACTTTCTGCACTGTTAAAGCCTTGGTCAGTTGAAAACCGCTGGTTCAGTTTGTCGATGTTGGCCGTGTACACATCATAAATACTGGCCTGCTCCCACGTGGCAGCTTCACCAATCCATGCGTGCAAGCGGCTCAGAATATCGACAATTGTGGATTTGTGGGTAGCAGTGATGGGGTGCTGGTGACAGGCGATTTTCTTGACGATATCAGCGAGCTGGGCCGCCAACCCATACACCTCCACATCCTCTTGCGGAATTGGTACAAGCGCATGCAGCATATCGATTGCAAATAAATCCATGCACCACGTGATATACCAGCACACATCACCAAGCTCATTGATCACCGTCCGATTAGGCGCATCGATACTGCTATTAATAGCCGCAATCGCTTCACCTACTTCGCCGCAGATGCCGAGCGCTGCCGTACACAGTTGCATCTCGCGACTGAGCGTGCTATTCATGGTGCGCTTGGCGGCTTGATAATAGCTACGAAAATCCATGAGTCGATCCTTCTTAACTATCCAGTGACCGTCCACTGGTGCAAACAGGTACAGCATTCGATTTGCTCTCCTCGTTGGCGCAAGGTGCGTGACGAACACTGAGGACATGTATTGGCGGTAATCCATTCTACTCCAGCGTGGAGCCAAGCAACGAATGCCGGATCAGCCGTCAAATCAATCTCGTCAGGATGTGTATCCATACAACACCTCGCTAGGGCCACACGATCACCTGATCGCGAGCATCAATTGGGTTCCTTGATAGGGTAACTCTGCTGAAACAGAATGGTTCATAAGCGGTGATGATTGATCAGTCAGGAGTGCCTGCTCGGCTGGAGTCAGTCACTTGGCCAACAACCACGGTGAAATCATGCGATTGGTGATCAGGTTGCGGGCTGCATCATGATTCCCATTGTGCAGCTGCGCCTGAATCTCGAGCCGTGTACCAACCAGATTGATCAATGTACGCATGCGGTAGCCAACAAGGGAATGATGATTTTGCGGCAGCCACAGCGCTGCGGGGTAAACTCGATATAGCCAGCATCGCGCAGCACCAACAGCGCTTGGGCAACGGTGCTATACCCAAGTTTGACTTCAGTGGCAAGATCGCGCACGGTCGCTTGTGGTCGACGACTCACTGCGGCCCACACCAGCCGCGCGGCGGTAAAACTAACAGGTTTGCGACGCATTAGGCTGCCCCCAGTCGATCCATCGGATCACGTTGCCGATAATCAGCAGCACTCAACACCACCAAATGACCCTGCACCGCATCGAGCAAGCGGCTACATAAGCGCATCCCAAAACGCCGATGCGCATCTGGGGTATTGGGATGCAGGTTGCTGGTGATCACGGTTGGGCGTTGATATTCGTAGCGCTCGTTGAGCAACTGGAACAACGTTTCTTTGCCCCAGTCAGTAGCATTCTCGGCCCCAAGATCATCGAGCAGCAGAATTGGGGCTTTGCGGAAGAGTTCGAATTGTTCATCGAAGCTATTCTTGGGCTTGGCACTGGTTTGATCAAAAGTCGAACGAAGTAAGCGCAAGGCATCGGGCGCGGTTGACCAGACAACTTCGTAGCCACGCGTTTGTAGCTCGTTGCCAATCGCTTGGGCCAAGTGGGTTTTGCCACAGCCTGGATTGCCAACCAACGTTAAAAAACCATCGGGGTTGGCCGCAAAGGCTTGGGCGGCCCCAACCGCCAGTTCAACGCCAGCAACATGGCTATCGAAGGTCGCGAAGGTTTTGCCCTGAAACGGCGCAAGGCCGCTTTTGGCGTGCAGCTCGCCGCGCCGCCGATCAACTTGGCGTTGTTGGAGACAGCCGCACGATTGCAATTTGCCAAACAAGGGGTGCTCGATCGGTACATCGTAGACAAAATAGCCAGCCCCTTTACAACACAGACAGGTGTCGTTTGGTGTCCACGGCACTGTTGGCGGCATGATCTCGGGAGCCGGAGTTACGGACGATTGAATAATCGTATCAAGTCGTTGCATAGAGTCCTCGCAACATGCATTCGAGCGGGGTCAGCCAGTAGCTGAACCGCCGCCGAAAGCGATCATTATGTTTGGGGATTTCAATTTCGCCGCGTTCATCAACCCATACAGCCTCTTTCATCCACGGGGCCATCTCGGGCGGCAAGCCATGATCGGCAGGTAACCAAGTGGGCCATTTAGCCAATGGCTCATCAGGCTGGGTTGGCTCGGCAGCTGCGGGTTGGGCAGCAGGCTGGCGATGTAAGCCAGCGCGCAAATTCTCGACGATCTGCGCAGGGTGATAGCCTGCGGCATCGGCATGGGCTAAATAGGCCTTGACTTGGGCATAATCCTCATGGGCAAATTCGCGAGCAGCGCCAATGGGCGGATTATGGTTTCGAAGCAGAAGATAGGTCTCGGTCGCAACTTGTGATCGGCGTGATGGTTTCTCGACGACAACACCATCATCATGTGCATCATGCGATACGGGAGTTGATGTTGTTGGGAAGTCTTTGGGAAGTCTCTGTGTAGTTGTTGTATTTGTCTGCGATTCTGTTGGGGGAGGTGTGCCATTAGAATCACCCACCTCTGTCATTCTATTGGGAGAGGTATGCGATTCTGTTGAGGGAGGTATAGCATTAGAATCACAGAGGGGTGTGCTAATCGTGGCAATGGCATGGGCAATCGGAGCAACATAGAGCAGATTGGTTAGGCGCTGCCCGTTCACGGTTTCCGAGCGAAATTCGCGCACAATTAACCCCTTTTCGACCAAGGCGTTAATGCCAGCTTTGACTTGGGCTTTGGTAAACCCATATTGGTCAGCAAAGTTGTCGTAGCTGCGCTGGAGCATATCCGCGCGAAATTTTTTGCGACTGCCTGTGACATGGCCCGTGGTTTCGTTGCGCAGAATCGTGGGACGATACCAATAAACAATATCGGAAAGCAAGATCACCGCACAGGCATGGGGCTTTCCATTCTCGAATGTAATATGTTGAAACCACGCTGGCGGCACAATATTGCCTTCAATTGGCAATTGGCCAATCGCATCAACCCATGCATTTCCGGTTGTCATAGCACACCTTTAAACAGACGAGCGCCCCGCAAGGCGCTCAGCGAAACGACCAGTTAGTTATCAAACACCGAATCCCGTTCGGCCTGTTGGGCAGCGGTAAGGCGCTTGGTTTTGCGAAAGAGATGGGCTTTTGGGCAGGGTTCCCAATGAAGATGCTCCGTGCGTTGACCATTTGCATCGGCGTTGTAGGGCAGATTGTCAATCCAGATCACCGATGCCCGACAACCACGACAGGCTTGTACCCGTTCGATTTTGTAGGGATAGGGTGATGGATCATTGAAGGGGTCGATCGAGGCAGGATCAGGTTCGTTGAGCGCTTGTTTATCAATGCCTTGATCGAGCCATTCGAGGAGGGTGGTGGCAATCTCGGCTCCGGCGCGGGGGATACTCACACCGTGCAAGGCTGGGCAGCGCGTTTTACTGACCATCAGCGTATTGTGCACATCCAGATCGGCCACCACATCAAACTCATATTCCAAACCGTCGCGCTGCACCGGAGCCAACCCAACTTTCCGTGGTGCTTGTTTGCCGCGCTCATTTTGTTCGACGACATACTCGGTTTTGAGCCGCATGGTACAAATCACATGCATCCGGCAACCAAGAATGGCATCGATCAATTGTTGATGGATCGGGGTCGCATCAGCCCACGCAGTAAATTTGTTGGCACCACGTTTCCCAACCTGATCAACCTGCTCCAAAATGCCATCTTTGCCATTCCAGGCATGCGAGAGACTATCAATAATCAAGACATCATATTTAACCCAATTGGCGGCATTGATGGCTTCGATATATCGTTTTGGGTGAAATGAGGTCAGTTCGACGACATCGAAACTCGCCACATCATCGGCGTATTTGCTGGCACTGCCATGCTCGGTATCAATCACTGCGATATTGCTGCCTAAGTGTTTGGCAATATTGAGCGCGGTGTAGGTTTTGCCACTCCCCGCAACGCCGAGCAGAGCTAACCGCAGTTTGCTGCGGAATTTGGTCGCACGTTGAAACATTCAAAGCCTCCATGGTATACTGGGGTTGCTAACTCCAAACAAAAGCACCAATTCATCTAGACCATGAATCGGTGCTGGTGAACCGTACATGAAAGCCCATTGGCCTATGCCATGGGCTTTTTGTTTGGACGTTGTGTCCGTGCGTTTGTGCGAAGTGCTTCTTCGCGCTCGGCAATTTCAATCCACGCCTGAACCTCAGGATCGGATTGAGCTGCACGGAACGCCGCACGGCGCTCAGCTTCATCGGCCTTGCGTTGCCGCTCTCGGTAGGCTTCAATTGCCGCCCCGAGATCTTGAAATTCACCATCAATGGTGTAAATCCAAGCTGTCATTGGCGTGCTCCTCGACATAGTACGTTGGCAAACAATCCAAGCCAATAACACCAAGATCAGCGAACACTGATCGAGCAACGGTGGTAAGTTGGCGCTGAATAATCAATGCCTCATCCTGATCCAACTGACCGATTTGGAGTGGCGTTTCTACCATTCCATAGTTCATTACAATGTGGTAGTTCACTCTTTAGTTTCCTCTTTGGCTGTATCACGCAGGGCGATCAGGCGTTGGCGTTGCTTGGCCAACTCTTCACGCCCTTTTTGAACAAACTGCAAAATTGTTGGTTCGCGGGAACGCTGCGCGATTTCAACGAACGCATCGTCAGCGTTCCCGCGCAGGGCCAGCGCATCGGTTATTTCGGCCCAACGCTTGTTTTTATCGGTCGCTGCCATCAATCCAATCCTGTGTGATCGGTGATGGAACAGACCGACTAAGCTGCCCAGCGGTAAACGCGGCCTGATCTTTGGCGGTAAATACCTTGCGCAGCCAATAGCCAAGAATTACTACGATCCCCGATCCACCGGATAACAGCAGCAGCGCCACTCCAAAAAACACATAGAGTGGACTAACAAGAAAACAGAAGATGCTGAACCAAACAATGATGGTCAACATGCCGATGGCATAGGTCACAGGCGGTTTCAAGCGCCATGGGTTATCCCACAACGCAAGGTGTTCGGTGGCCAAGCTAATGGCACAGCCAAGGGTGCAAATCAGCAGTTCAATCATCACAACCTCATCAATAAACTGAGAGACGAAAACGAACCTCTGTAGTAAGATTTTGATAGTGTGCTTTGGGCAGGCCTACGTGATTTCCTGCCCGTTGATCGTGGTGCAACATTGGCAACGGTGCGGCGGTTATGCCGAGGTGGGCTCATCGCCCATAGCCTTGTACCGTTGGGAATGCTGCGATCCTGCGCTGGGTGCGCACGATGTGTCACGACTGCGTATTCAGCTATTAAGGTGCGTGTGGTGAGCAGGTTCAGGGCTGCTCAGGCCTGCCGCTTACGCTTGCAGCGCTGTATTTCAGGCATGCAGCCGCATGAGCCTTCCAACAATCAGGCAGCGATTTTTGTCAGTTGGGTGTAGAGATGCTCACGCATGAGCGAATCGGCCTCGTTATAGGTTGAGCGATAGCCCAACAATTGGCCGCTGGAATACACGCCCCACTCGCTTAAGTTGAGGCAGTAGAACGCACCTGTTTCGCTGCCAAGCTGGCAACTTGGGCACGTACATTGCGGCTTTTTGGCTTTGCGGTTCTTCTTGGTTTTGGCTTTTGGCTTTAGAGGACTAATGGGCGCAGCGGATAGTGGAAAAGCCTGCGTTTGGACAGGATAGGATGGGGCGAAGGCGTGCATTGATGACCGACGAATGTGAATAGTATCAATCGTTTGCATGGTTGGCTCCTTAGGTCATTAATTTAGATAGTTTGATGATTGTTCTCTAAAATATTTTGTTTCTCAAAGTGAACAGATTGAGATAAAAAAAGAGGGTGAGTTCTAAATAAATCTTCGGCAGTAGCCGAGGCAGATTTATCACTAGTTTCAGCTAGTAATCTAATGAATTGAATAACTTCATTAGACAACATATAAGTAGCTGATTTTTTTCGAGGTGGACGGTGTGTTTGATTGAATCGACTCATAAATACCTCACTTTCGTTTACTAACGCGAATTGTACACTTTAGGAAACAAAAAGTCAAGAACTTTTCTTGAATTATCTTATATACTGATCTATACTCGCTTTCGTAGCAATAAGAGGTTCCTCATGTCGGGTCTACCTATTTTTCTTAAGCATGAAATGGATAAGCGGAAATTGGGGCTAAGAGATCTTGCATCATTGGCCGATCTAGCACCATCCACATTATCCAAAATAATGAATACACCGAATCACACACCTGACTTAAAAACTCTTGCCGCACTTTCTAGTGCATTAAATCTTCCTCTGGGGAGATTGATTGAGGCTTGTGGATACGATGTGGGTTCCGTTGGAAATCCTGATGATGTTCAACGGCAGATTGCTGCAATCGCTGGGGCTGTGCCGGAGCTTCGTGAGATGTTTCTAGACTTAACCCTTTCGAATGACGATTTTCGACGCTCTGTAATTGCATACATGAAATTACTCGATCAAGAACACCAGGCATCCTAATCACTCGGTCAAACTTAGCAAAATCCATAAAATACCACTCCCCAAATAGAAACTATGTAGTAAACTTATAATTATTTTTTGAACTGTTCTGTAAATCGAACACTTTATCCTAAAGTAGCTCCACCTATGTGGAGTTCCTGCTCCGGTTGATTGTTTCCTCAACCTCGTGTATTATGTGTCGGATTGTACACTAAATCGAACATCTGTCAATCCCTGAATTCCGTCCTATTACTATTCCCTTGAGAGGTGTTTCATGCTTGGGTTATCCAGTCTCCTGTCGCAAGAACTGGCTTCCCGCAACTGGTCGTTGCGGGAACTTGCCACACGCTCTGGCATTGCCGTTTCAACCCTCTCCAATCTCATCAATAAGCCCGATGTCATGCCCGATCTTCGTACCTTGAATGCCTTGTCTATTAGCCTCAACCTGCCCATCCGCCAGCTTGTTGAAGCCTGTGGCATTCCTGTGGACGCTCACCCCAGCGATGAGGATGCCACCATCCAAGCCCTCATCACTGCCGTCCCCGAGGTACGCATGTTTCTGAACTTATTGGGTCAACTCTCGCCCGATGATCGTGCCGCTATCTTGTCTCATTTGCGCTGGAAAGTCGAAACGTCGACGAACGCCTGATCGCCATCCTGACAAGCGGGTTGTCCCCGACCCGCTTTGTTTTGATCATCAACCACTGGTCGCTCCCCCACTGATTGACTCTCGTCAACAAGCTGCCGATCAATGTCAACACTTTCTATCCAGTCAAGCACAGCGGTCTTATTGTTGTGCGCTGCCGAATACTGCTCCAACAGTTCTACACCGACACGAACATGATCAACCTGGGCATCAGCATCAGCAGGCGTGGCATGATGCATTGAACCAGCGGTTACGCGGCGGGCATTGAAAAGTATATCAAGCCCTCCAAAAATCCCTGAGCGGAGAAGATGGTCACACGACATGGTGTTGTCCCTCTAACTGGGGTGAATGAGCGTGCATCGACAACGAGGAAGTGAGCAAATACTGTCGATGCAATAGTAAAAATTATGAATGAAACGTTTTATTTTTGCAAGAATCAAAGTGGCATGAATCACGCACAAATACATTTTCTTGTGCGGATATTAACGATATTCTTATAAACCTCATTAAATGAAAGTAAAATTTAGTAATTTTTACAGGCATGTGAAACGGTAGTGCCTTTCAAGAGTGAAATAATTGCTTTGAATATATTCATTCACGAAAGTAATACCCCAAATAATTAATCCAAACACGGTATAATTTTGCCAGTATTAACCCAAAAGGGTTAGTCAAAGATGCTATTATCAATTGTAAACAGGCTATAGCGCTGGGATTTACAATTGATAACGATTGATAACACTGTAATGCACAGGGGGTGTTATCAATTGATAACGATTGATAACGATTGATAACACTGGTTAAAGAGGATTGATGAGCGAAATGTTTATGAAACGACAACAAACGTTGTTAGTTTATTGTTGCTCGCTGCGGCGGCTGCCGGATCAACAACACATGATGCTGGTATATTGTCGAAAGCGCGTAGCATCATTTATCATCAACAACAAAGCAACAATATAGCGATAACATAGCGCGAATAATCGTTGTTGCTTTTGCTCCAGCTGGCCAGCATCTGCGGCTAAATCTATAACAGTACAGAATTAACTGATCAGGCTGGGCTGTCTTGTATTAGTTCTATCTAGCGCATGTAAGTATTTCATAAGCACTCACCCTCACCAGCTATCTGAGACTAAATCTTCAAATATTCCTTTATTCCATGCAAAATCTCGCAATCGATTGCATCTAAATACAATGAGGATTCTTTTGTATTAGGAGTTTTGTGATGCGTCGTTGGTTTTCTATGCTTATGCTGGGGGTGCTCGTGATAGCAGGGATGCCCAGCATCGCTGCGGCCCACAATCTTTGTTTTAACGAAACAGGTTTCTGTCTCGAAGATCCTTTTAGTGACTATTGGGAAAGTAATGGAGGATTGCCGGTCTTTGGGTATCCTATTAATGCTGCTACCGATGAAGCGAATAGTGATACTGGGCAAACCTATAAAACCCAGTGGCTGGAACGCAATCGGTTTGAAATTCATCCAGAGAATGCAGGCACACCCTACGAAATTCTCTTGGGATTATTAGGAAAAAATCGTCTTGCTCAACTTAATCGCGGCGTAGAACCACGCGAGGCTGGGGCGATTGCAGGCTGTCTCTGGTTCGAAGATACTGGACACAATGTCTGTGATCAAGCTCAAGGACTCGGCTTCAAAAGTTACTGGCAATCAAACGGGCTAAAAATCCCCGGTTTAGATGCCTATGCTCGTTCGTTGCAACTCTTTGGACTTCCATTAACCAGTGCCACCATGGAAACCAATGCCAATGGCGATACCGTGATAACCCAATGGTTTGAACGTGCACGCTTTGAATGGCATCCTAACAATCCCGATCAATACAAAGTGCTTCTTGGATTACTCGGGAAAGAAGTGCGGGAAAATACTCCTCCACCGCAACCAATCATGCTGAGCGGGATTGGGCCAAAAGTGACCGATCCTCTTATGATTCCGTTTGGTTATGCACGCGCCACCTTTACCCATGATGGCCGCAGTAACTTTATTGTGTGGGCCTATCAAGGCTCGGATCGTGATCTGATTGTCAATGAAATTGGCGGATATAACGGCAGTCGCTTCGTTACTGGCAAGAAAGAAACCTTTTTTGAAATAGATGCTGATGGAACATGGTCGTTACGTCTCGAGCCGCTCGGCTACAATCAAGGGATTGCCACTAGTGGAATCGAAGGACGAGGAGATACGGTCAGCGATCTTTTTGAGCCGGCTAAAATCGGTAATATCCCCTATCGATTTAGCCACAATGGCAACAGTAACTTTATTGTTTGGGTCTACTGTGCTGGTGGGCGGGATCTTGTTCAAAACGAGATTGGCCCTGTACAGAGTGAAGCAGTAGCACGATTCAGCAAAGGCCCTTGTTTCTACGAAGTGCAAGCTGATGGTGATTGGAGTATTGCACCCAAATAACCATTCTGCTAGTATCTGAATGCTGGGTAGAGAGGCTGGAATTTAGATTTCAGCCTCTTGTTTACTTCGTTATTGAGGATAGAATGGCTAGAAATTTAACACATCAGAATCCAATAGTACTTTGTGATAATCAACGTATTTATTTTCGGGATTTATTCAGGAGTGCCCGTGCCAAAGCACAGAAGAATGCTGAGGATTTTCAAGACATTCTATTTGCCTTAGAGAAACTGGGAATTACTCTAACGTCTCCTAAAAAAGGAACCGACGCAAGTCTAAAAGCCTATCAAACAAAAATATGCGCTCTAATCAGTACAATATGTCTTGATACAACATCGCCTTATTATATTGATCCAGAAAAACTCTATACGGCTGTGACATATTATCGTAATGACGCACTTCATCAAGGTGCTGTCGCGAGAAATCTTACATCACATGCGATACGTTTAGCTTTATTAATTGAGGCAGCTCTAATGTCTAATCAAGATACAGTGAATGCTTTTATGGTTTCAAACGTGGTGGTTGCTGAAGATTGGCATCCTATTTCATTTGTACGACAACAGATGTTAGGAAATTCATTTTCCTATTTACCATTATTCCATGAAGATGATTGGTATCTTATATCCGACTATCATATAGTTAAGTACTTAAGATTCAACCTACAGTCAAATAATCAACGAATAGAAAGATTATCTACCTCTATTAAAGCGGCATTAACTGATACTAATAACCAACTATATAAAGAAAAAGCAAATCTCTGCTATATTGATACTACCATCTTAGAAGTATTAGAAAAAAATATAAATAAGCCGTTTATTGTTACTTGTTCAAACAATAGATCTCGAATATTAGGAGTTATAACACCTTTTGATATACTTTGATTTAATAGAGAAGGTAACATCACATGGATATGTCAGCCGCAGATTTAGAAGTATATCTTCATATCATTGAAGCATCAATCAATGATCAATCTATTGATAACCATCAATTCCTAGCCTTCGTTAAATCATCAGTGCTTAATGCTATTCGCACTGGAATGTTAGATGTTGCGAATAAAACTGATCGAGAACTCCAAAAATTGGTCTTTGCTTATATACCTCAACTAGCAAACGAAACAACCTTGTCAACAAAACTCACCCTCAATTATACCGATGGATTACTAGAGGATGCGCTGAATGCTGTTAATAATGAAAATACACTCCTCGCAATCATTCTTTATGCAACATGGTGTGAACATTGGATTAATGGCATCATCACAAGCATTGCTCGACGACAAGGCCAGTCAGATGCAGATATCAAAAGATTGATTCGCAAGCATAATCTTGGTGATAAATATACCAAAGTGCTTGATGGCCTTGGCCTGCCCCGTTTTGATGAGTCAATTCGCGAGGCATTACGAGCACTTGCGAAACAACGAAATGATTTTGTTCATTACAAGTGGGAACCGTTGATTGTCGATGATCCAGCTTCGCTCACGTGGTTTGAGGAAATTGACCAATTACTTGCTTCCATGCCAGCCCATATCGAAGCCCTCAAAGCCTATGAAAATCGCCATGTGTATTTTGGAGTTATTCCCCGGATTGATAGGGTTTTTGAACGACTTGCTGAGCAATTAGCCCGACAAACACAAAAATAAACTTCTTTACTTCACATCCAAAAAATGCATGAAGAGTGCATCTAAATACTATATCATCAGTTTGTTAAGGAGTCTTTGCATGCGTCGGCTCATCTTCCTTCTATGCTCTCTGAGTCTTATCGTGCTGTTTCTTCCACAAGCAGCAACCGCCCACAACCTTTGCTTTTCACAATCAGCGTTTTGCCTTGATGATCCATTCTCGGATTATTGGGAAGCCAATGGTGGTCTCGCCGTGTTTGGCTATCCCATCAGCGCAGCTGCAGGTGAAGCTAATCCTGACACTGGGATGGTCTATCAAACACAATGGCTAGAGCGGAATCGCTTTGAGTACCATCCTGAAAATGTTGGTACTCCTTATGAAGTGCTCTTAGGATTGCTTGGAAAAGAGCGACTGACACAACTCGGTCGCACTGCTAATGCCCGCGAAGCTGGACCAATCCCAGGGTGTTTGTGGTTTGAGGAGACCGGGCATAATGTCTGTGATCAAGCTCCAAACCGAGGATTCAAAAGCTACTGGCAATCGCATGGATTAACGATACCAGGGCTTGATGTATATGCACGATCATTACAACTTTTTGGACTTCCTCTTACTAGTGTAGCCACTGAAACGAATGCGAATGGCGATACTGTTCAAACCCAGTGGTTCGAGCGCGCTCGATTTGAATGGCATCCCAATAATCCTGATGAGTTTAAGGTATTGCTTGGATTACTTGGGAGCGAAGTGCGAAGCGTAACCCAGCCAACCGCAATCCCGATGCCGCAACCAACGGGAATTCCACTCCCGACAGCAACGGCTCTTCCAACTGCAACACCAACACTTACATCAACGTCTGTCCCACGATGTGATCCTTCCTATCCTGATGTCTGTATTGCACCACCACCGCCAGATCTTGATTGTGGTGACATCCCATATCGTCGATTTAGAGTTTTGGCACCCGATCCACACCGTTTTGATCGCGATAAAGATGGTATTGGGTGCGAAAGTTAAGAAAATAGGTCGGCAGCATCACCTCCTCACTTAGATAGTGCTGCCGACCTATACCTGAATAACACAAATGTTTGTCTTGTAGCGTTAGTTAGGAGGTGGTAGACTTCAAGGCACTTCGTTTGTTAGGCGTGTAGAGAGCGCTTATCGCAGTGTGTGTAGGAACTAGGGTAACCGCATTCTTGTTTAGAAGGGAATGACCATGGATCTGATTGACCGTCTGCGCGATCTGGCCACCCGTGTTACCAAGCAGCTGGAGTATATTCAAACGGAAGAGGCAACCAAAAATGCCCTAGTTATGCCCTTCTTAGCCTCACTGGGCTACGATGTCTTCAATCCTCTCGAAGTAACCCCCGAACTGAATGCCGATATTGGCTTGAAAAAAGGTGAAAAAGTTGATTATGCGATCCTGCGTGATGGAAAGCCGGTCATGCTCCTCGAATGTAAGCATCACAATGCCGATTTGGGTAAGGCCCATGCTTCCCAGTTGTATCGCTATTTCAGCGTAACTGAGGCTCGCTTTGGGATTCTTACGAATGGCCTCTCCTACTGGTTTTACACCGATCTCGAAGCGCCCAACAAAATGGATACCAAACCCTTCTTCGAATTCAACTTGCTTGATATTCGTGAACAAGATGTTGACGAACTAAAGAAATTTACCAAAGCCACCTTCGATGTAGCTGGCATCGTCACGACCGCCAGCGAGCTGAAATATACCCGCGAAATTAAGCGGATCATGGGCGAACAACTCACCAATCCCTCGGAAGAATTTATCAAGTTCTTCGCGACCCAAGTCTACAGTGGCCGCATGACCGCCAACATGCGCGAGCAATTTGGCCAGACCACCCGCCGAGCGCTGCGCAACTTCATCAACGACCAGGTGAACGATCGGCTCAAAACCGCATTGGGAACCGATACACGGATCACGATCGAGGAAACCCCAGCTGCTCAAGCAGCAACCGACGAGCCAGTGACCGCAGCCGACAAAGAAGCCACGGGCGTGCTGACCACGATGGAAGAGCTTGAAGCCTTCTACATCGTGCGCTCCATCTTGCGTGAAGCCATCGATGCCAAACGCATCGTCATGCGCGATAAGCAGAGCTACTGTGGCATTCTGCTCGATGACAACAATCGCAAGCCCATCTGCCGGCTCTGGCTGAACTCAACCACCACAAAATCGATCAGCCTCTTTGATAACCAACGCAAAGAAGAAAAAGTTCAAATCAAAGATATTGATGATATCTATAAGTTTGCTGATCGGCTCAGAGCTACCATCGCGGCCTATACCAATCCCAAGGCTGAAGCATAAACCTAGTTGATTAGTGTTTGGTCACATCTAAATAGAGGTGACCAAACATCATGCTATTAATTGCATGCAAAATTCACCCTCACAGTGCATCTAAATAGAGAAAGCCCTTAGAATTGCGAGGTTCCTATGCTCCATCGCTTCATCCTTGGATTCTGCCTTCTCATCGTTATTGGATGTGGTGGCGCAAGCACGACACTTGTCCCAACAACATCGACCCAATCCAAACTCTCAGCAAGTACGGCTCGGCCTCAGCGATCGCCAGCGACAGCACGGCCTGCACCAACATCTACTCCAGAACCCACGGCTTTGGTTGTTTCTGTGCCTGCAACCTCGAACCTGCGACAAGGCCCAAGCACCCGCTATGACGTGATTACTAAGATTGCGCCAAGCGATGCGATTACGATTCTCGCTCAACGCACGGTTTATGATGAATTGTGGTATCACGTTAAAGTTGGAGATTACGATGGATGGATGAGCGCTAGTCTGTTTGATGTTTCTAGCGAACAACAAGCAGTATTGACCCTTGATCGCTCGGATCTCCCCAGGTTGCCAACTGTGGTTCCCACTGCTCGACCGCGCCCAACAGCACGGCCTGCTTCAAACTCAGGCCAACGGGTTGGAGCTATTTGTCGCGACGGTTCACGCTCCTATGCAACTGGACGTGGTGCGTGTAGCCATCATGGTGGCGTTGATCATTGGTTATATGGGCCGTAGCGGGAGTATTTAACCACTCAGACAGAGCTATCAAAGCACTCAATAGATCTAATATTTCTTATGAATTAACTGTGGATAACTAGGAATTTACCTGTTTATAGACTGTTGATAGAAAGACATTGGAGGGGCGCAGACCTTTAGTAAATACGCGCAAAACTCGTAAGAAACTCATACGATTAGCGTCTTGTAATATTCATCACAAAGGCGTATTATACAATTCTTCTTTGTGCAATAACGCTTACTGGAGCGATCTATGAGTGTCACCTATTTTAGCCGTCGGATCAATGGCCCAGAAGCAATTATTGAAGATGCTGTAGCACATCACCTCCCTCAGTTGCTTCTTGGTCGGCAAGAATTTTGGACTGCTGGTTCACTGACCGTTGGGGCAGGAAAGCCAGATCTGTTAGCGACAACTTTCCAGCCTGAGGTAACGAAGCTCACACGAGTTACGCAAGATCCAATTAATATCATGTCATATCTTCGTAGAATCAATAAAGCTCGGCTTGAAACCATCGCTGAGCGAGTGCTTCAAACGAGCCGGAATGTGTGGGAACAGTTATCGAATCTTATTGAATTAAATATTGTCGAACAATCAGGATATACCTATGCCCTTGCCCCAACGTGGCGTTCCATCTTGCCTGAAATCGTGAGCGTCGAAGCAAAGGTAAGCGATTGGCGCAAGGCAGTCGCTCAGGCACATCGTAATAAGATATTTGCCCATCGTTCGTATATTGCAATGCCAACCCGTGTTGCCATACGGATTCAGCTTGAACCCAGCATTCAAGATCTCGGGATCGGTATTCTTGCAGTCAATGCAGCACACCAAGTAGAGGTTATCAAATCAGCTAGACGTGATAATCCCAAAGTTTGGAGTTATTATTATCGGCTGGCCTTGATACTTGCTCAAAACAAAAAGGAGTAATCTTATGAGTTTTTATATAGTTCCTCTTGAAGAAGCTCAAAAACTTTATCCAGATTATACTTTCATTAAAGCACTTACGCCTAGTGCGCAAAGGGCAGCGTTTCATGTTAGAGATGAGAAAGGAATTGATCTTTGTTTAAAGATCATACATGATAATGATGATGATGAGCGCCTCCGACGTGAAATTGGGGCGCTTTATGATATGAATCACAAAAACTTGGCGAAACTTATTATTTATGAAAATTCTGTGCGTTATGGCGTTCAACGGCATTATCTAGTCGAACATTTTATTGATGGATGTGATTTCACTGAAACACTTTCCAAAGCCCCATTATCTCTGGATAATATTATCCATATCTTTTCTCAGTTATGCGATGGACTTTCAGTATTAAACGATAAAGGTATTGTTCATCGTGATTTGAAACCAAGTAATATCCGTATCAATAAGAATAATGATCCTGTAATTATTGACTTCGGAGTAGCGAGGCATTTAAGGTTACCTGATTTGACTAGCACACAGCGAGGTGCTGATATAGGAACTCCTTTGTATTTTGCTCCAGAGCAAACACGTGGAAACAGAAGAGAAATTGAACATCGGACAGATCTATTTGCACTGGGTATCATATTATATGAGGCTGCTGTAGGTACACATCCTTTTGCCGATATACCTGGTGATCTATATCAAAACATCCAATTATCTACTGCTTATTTAATGAATCCCGATTATATAAACCTCCCTCCTCTACTTAAGATAATCATCAAAAAACTTTTAGAAAAAGAGAGAATAAATCGCCCAATGAACGCAGGACAGGTAAAATTATTATTGCAAAAATTAGGAGGTTCTTAATGAAAAGAGGTGTATGGTTTCAATATGGTTCTGGTAGTCAGAAAATTATGCTAGATTTGGCAAAGACAGGTGTTGGACAAGGAGCTGTATTTAGTCCAAGAGATATCTCTCAGAACTCAATGATTACCAATGCAAAAAAGCTTAAAAAACTAGGTTTTGAGCTGATGATTGATCAACAATATCATATTCCTAGTTATTCAAATAAAAATCTACAATCCTATAGTATGAATAATCATAGAAATCGAATTTCAAAGCTAGTTGAAATTGATAGCGATGGTTTATTATCATTACAGAGAGATTTATTATTTATAAATGAGAAAGTAGGTACTAATGCTGTTATTGCTCCAGCAGTTATTTATGAAGCATCAGACGATAAAATTACAGATCTCAATGAGAAGCTTTTTAAAGCAGCAAAACAGGTTGGGGATAATCTTGGAATACCTACTTATGCTAGTATTATAATAGGAAGGTCAGCTGTTATATCTGATAGTAATATCATGGCTCTTCTATCAGATATAACAAGGCTAAACGCTGATGGATGGTATTTCTCCTTCGAGTTTTCGGATGAAAAAATGCCATCAAATCCAGATGAAATTTATAGCTTTCTTAAAGCTGGCTTATTATTAGCTAATACTGGAAAACCTCTTTTTCATGCATTTGCTGGACCACTCGGCCTACTATCATATGCTTTTGGCTCAACAGCGGTTGGGGTAGGACAAATAAAAAATCTATGGCAATTTACAAGAAGCCGATGGGTAGTGAGAACTACTAAATTTATTCCTAAAAAACACCCACCGAAATTTTTTTCCTATCCTCTATGGGGTAATATTGTTCATCCAGATGAAACTGGGAATTTAATCCCTATACTTAGAAGTAAGATCTTAGAATATTCGCCGTATTCAGAACAAGTAGAAAAGGAAATTGATAATTGGCCTAGTCCATATCCTAAAAAACATTTACTATATATTCTTTCTAAGCAAATTGAAGAAATAGCATCTAAAAATAATATAAGAGAAAGTGCTATATATGCAATCAAAAAATTAAATCAATCACAGAAAATACAAGAAGAAATAATAAACTCATATATAACGATAAGAGATCCATTACTTAAAGTTCAGAAAAATTGGCTTAGAGGATTGAATAAATACGTACAAGATATGAACGATGAGTTTGATTATTTAGGATTCCTAAAATAAAATAGTTTTTAAAGCCTAGCTTACAAGCTAGGCTTTCTTCATTTAACCGCCAACTCGGCGCAGGGAACTCCTTCTGGTTTATTCCTGAGGGCATTCTATTGCATATTCGCCTGAAACGAAGTTTTGGGCTACACCACTAGGTTCGTCCGATATCGAGTCATGCACTATAACGGCTTTTGGCTCTTTATTCGCACCGAGGGCTATGAGGGCTATATCGAAGAAGGCTATGGGATGCTCACTATCGAGCAACGTGAACAACTGAAATAACTGATGATCAGAAAGGAGCGCTCGATGCTTACAAAACTCATTAATGGCTATCAACGCTGGGCGTGGATTCCCTGGGTCATGGGTGTGGGTTTAATGGTGGCCGGACTCATTACCTTACGCCAACCCATGCTTAATTCATCTTCTTCATATGAATTTGAAGAACAAGTGTATCTTGCCACGATCGGGATAGGAATTCTGATCATCCTCGTTATCTTGAGTGGTGTTGCACATTTTTTTACTCGGATGCATTTTGTCTGGGATCTCGTGTGGATGAGCGCTGCACTCTTGATGCTCTGTGGAATTATTTCATGGAGTGGAAATACCTATAAACAAGACTCTCGCTCGCGTCAGTATACTGAGGTCAGAGGACAGCATAATGTGTTTTTCTATCAACGTGCGGAATGGTTTGTCTTTGGTGGTGCGGCGTGTATCCTTCTCACCAGCTCAATCCTGATGCTTGAACCTCCCACTGATCGCGATCATTCTTCTCAGGTACTATAGTACCCCACGCTCATTCTCTCCAGTAATCAGCCCATGGTGCAGACGATCCACCGATTTAAGAAACACCGCTAGATCGTCTGCTTGACTTAGATGCGTTTATTGGAGGGCAAAATGACGCGCATCTTTATTCTTCGATTGGTCGCGATTGATCACCAGTAAGGGATTGGGATCATCACGAGCAACCAAGATCGGAAAATAGACTTCTGTCGTATCACCCTTTGCGACCGGGGTATCAAATCGCGGTTCAATACAACATGGTAAGCCCTGCATAGTAGGCACTTCCAGATATTCACCATTCGTTAGGACTAGGAGTGACACGAGTGATCCATCAAGGACTACTGGTTCGGTGAGAACATTCCCATGCTGTATTTCCGCTCGAACCAGCCCAACCTCATAGCCAGCTGGTGGACCAGCATATGCCGGATCAAAAGTTGCAATATCCTCTAATGCCTGCGTACCACGCACAAAATCAATGACTTTGAATGATAAAGAAATATCGGAACCTGCCATGATCAGGCGTTCGCCTTTGATCACAGGTTCTTTGGCCGAGGCAAATTCAAACGACGATACATACTCCTCATCAGGATCAAGATAAATAACGGTTACCTGAACGATACTCTCGGTCGGTGCTGGCGTATTGGTTGATGGCATATTGGTTGATATGGGTTGTTGAGAAGGTGATGGAAGCGTTGTACTTCCACATGCTGAGATCAATCCCGCAACGAGTAATCCACCAGCGAGTAATCGAAATCGCATAACTCCGCCTTTCTTTCTACCGATATTGCTGACCATACGGATTACGTCCATTGCGCGTTACAGTCTTGTATGAGCGCTTTTATTAAGCTATGTTTGAAAATGTGGGATATGTGGGATAAATAGCCCCATTTTCATTGACAATTAGTACACATGTGCTATAATTTCCGCAATCGTATCGACGCAACCAAATGAGGTCATGATGACAGCACGATTTCATGGCAAAGTTATTTTTGTTTTGGAATCGCCAGGCAACTGGCCTGAAGTTGCGCGGATCGTCACCATCAAACGCAACAACAACGAATCAGCGCTTTCTTTTCTCAAACGCTGCCAGCGGAATGGTGAAACGTTCAAACAACAACGATTTGCTTCAACCAAGCAATCCCTAATGGCGACGATGGAAGTTGAATACGCAGACGACCAGCCAACGCTGGCGAAAATCATCCTCGCGCCGACCACCAATTAATGAAGAGCGAACTTCGCTCTTTATGTGACTAGCTTCCTTTTGGGCTAGCCATGGCGACCTAGGCAACTAGGCGCACGACTGATGCGATACCCGCAAGGTCGATACTCCCCGAATACATTTGGGGCGTGTTGATCCTGCGGGTTTTTGTTGTTTTCAAGGATTTGTTTCTATGGCCGAGGCTGAGCACGCAATCAAACTCATCAACAACAACGGCATCATCGGGATTCTCGTCGTGCTGTTGTTTTTTCTGAGTAAATCGGCAGCGCCAGCCGTCAGCACGGTGTGGGATTGGTTTGTTTCCTATTTCAATCCGACGCGAGCTGATGCCAAGGAACAACAAAAGAAGGAGGATCTCGACCGTGATGCTCGCTTGCGCAAAGAGGAGCTTGCCCTGTTGTCGCATGTGTATGATGGCGAGCTGCTCGATGCCTACAAGAAAAATACCGAGGTCAATACCCAAGTCGTGATGACCATGCAAGCGATTCAAATTGAGTTGCGAGCATCACGCCAAGACCTCGACGATATGAAGCTGGATATTGCCGGCATTTATGCCTACACGCGACAGCCACAACCGAGCCGCGAACGCCGCAATGTCACACAACCTAATCAACCATTACCAATGATTCAGGAGGGTAAACCCAATGCTCGCAACCATCAACGCCATCGCTAATGTTCTTGTTCCGCTGCTGCTCTCAGTCATTTTTGGCATCGTGGCCAGCTCAGGCCCATCGCTGATTAAGCTTGGCACGGCCTTCATTAATTCCAAATTGACCGAGCATCAGCAAGCGGTGTTGTATGCCGCCGTGAAGGTGGGCGAACGGGCCGCTGCTGCGCAAGGCTTCACCCCTGAACACGCATGGGCAACCGCCAAGGACGTTGCTGTTCAAGCTGCCATTGACTATGCCAAGCGGTTCAACATCGACCTTGATCCTAAAACGCTGACTCCCTTGATTGAGGCTGAAGCAGCTAAACAAGAGCGGCTGCGGCCAATCCTTTCCATTGTTCCCGCTGCAACAGACGGAGTGTAGCCCATGGGTATCGCCAGTCTGCCAATTGTTGATATTCGGCATCTCCTGCTGCGTCGCCCATCGCGCTATCTCGTCACGCGGCTGCTGAAGCTTATTACTGGGAGCGTTGATCATTACAACGGCCCCGAAACCGCAATAGCGGCATCGATCGATGCAGAGATTCGGCATTTGCAGGCGATTGCGCACTATCACGTTGGCAAAATCTGGGGCTATGCCAATGGGATCGCGATTTATGGGCACGGCATTATGTATCACTACGCCGTGGGCGCAACGGGCACGATTTATTGGCTGCGCAACCTGAGCGACATCCTTTGGCATTGTGGTCATGGCACCGGCAACACCACAACCGTCGCTGTCCACACGCCGATTGGTGGCAAGCAACACCCAACCGATAAACAGTGGAATGCAAAGGTCATGCTTTTTGAGGCGTTGGCCGATGATCGTGGCTTCAATGTGAAGTCAAATACCAAAGGGCATATGGAGTGGGGGCAGAGCGAATGCCCCGGCCCAGTGCTCATGCCAATGCTTGACGCATGGCGCAAGGAGCCAGCCGCGCCAGTCATCAAGCGCTATCGCATTAAATTCAATGATGCGAATTGTCGGCAAGGCCCAGGTCTCAACTTTCCTGTGGCCGCAACGTTCCACGCAGGTCATGAGTTTGATGGTAAGCGCATTCTAGGTCAAGCCATCAATGGCAATCCATGGTGGATTCATCGCGCTATCGATGGCCTCGGAATGTTTCACGAATCCTTATGTGAGGAGGTCTAAATTGGATGTTTTCATTGGCATCACGTTGATTGTGCTGTTGATCGTTCTTGTGGCTCACTCCCTTACTCGCTTGCATGTCGATGTCAACAACCTGCTGGCTGGCACCCATCATTTGATTGATCGCCCACCAGCGTGGCGCACGGGCAAACCCGACCGCGCTCATCGTCGCCGGAACGCACGCAAAACAACGTCACGCAAATAATTATTGACAGTAAATCTATTACTATCCGCCGCGCCAGCGGCGACATCACTGAAGTAGGCCATTGATGACCAATGAAGTACACGACAACCTCAAATATGCAGCAGACAAGCCCTTAACCAAAAAGGAGCAGGCGTTTGTGTATGAGTATGTCAAAGACTTCAACGGCACGAAGGCCGCTCAGCGAGCAGGCTATTCAGAGGACAATCCTCGCGCTGCATCCGTGACCGCAAGCCGCATGCTAACAAAAGCTAACATCATGCGCGCGATACGAGACTTGGTGGCCGAACGCGCCATGAGCGCCGATGAGGTGCTTGATCGCTTAGCCCGCATCGCACGCGGCACGATCGAGCCATTCATCACCAAAGGCAATGCGATAAACCTGAAAACTGTGGAGGCGCAGGCGGACATCGGGCTGGTGCGCAGTTTTCAAGAAGGAACGTCCAAAGTCGGTGCCAAGCTGGAGTTGCACGATGCACTGAAAGCGCTGGAGTTGATTGGCAAGGCCAATGGCGCGCTGACCAATATCAAAGATTCGTTGTTGGCCAACCTTGATGTGAGCAAACTCACGCCTAATCAAATTCGGGCCATTGCAGCAGGCGAGGATATCATCGATGTCTTACTTAACCCCTAATACGAATCTGCGGATTAAGCCGCCACTCAGCCTGCAAGTCCGCGCCAAGGCCATCCTTGAACTGCGCGAACGCGGTTTGGAGGATGTATCGCCGTTTGCCGACTATCAGTTCAATCCTGAGGGCTACACCAAAGACAAGCTGGGCTGGCAGCCATGGCGCGGCACAGGCATCGACGAGCCTGGGCAGGTTGAGATTTTCGAGGCCTATACGCTTGCGTTGCGCCAACAGTTTGAACGAGAAAAGTACGAGAACGGCGAAGCCTACGATGAAACCGTGTGGCAGCCGGGGCAGATCATCAAGAATCGGATACGGATCGAAGCAGGCCACGGGGTGGGCAAGACCAAAGGCATGAGCGCCTTGGTGAGCCATTTCTTAGATTGCTTTCGGCCCAGCATTATCTACACCTTTGCCCCCAGTTGGGATCAGGTGAAAAAGCTGCTCTGGAAAGAAATCAAAACCGACCGCAAAAAGGCCAAGCTGCCCGGTCGAATTCTGGAGACCTGTGAAGTCATCATCGACGACAACCATTTTGCGAGTGGCAAGTCAACCGATGATAGCAATGGCAAGGGCGGCGAGCGGGTACAAGGGCAGCACGGCAAGTTTTTGATGTTTGTACTGGACGAGGCCGAAGGCATTCCCAAGTTTGTCTATGAGGCTATCGATTCGATGACGAGTGGCGGGATCGTGATTGTGCTGATGATTGCCAATCCCAAAACACGCAACAGCCATTTCTATCACCAAGCCAAGTACAGCAACGTGCTCTCGATGCGGATGAGTTGTTTACAGCACCCGAATGTGGTGGCTGATAAAACTGTGGTGCCAGGGGCGGTGAAACGCAGTTATGTCACCGACATGATCGAAAAGCACTGCCAAGAAGTAGACGGGCCAAACCCTGATTTATTCCACTTCCAATTGCCATGGGATGCCACGACCTGGTATCAGCCAAACAATGAATTTATGTTCCGCGTGCTGGGCATTCCGCCGGAGAACGCCAGCATCAATACCTTCATTCCGGTTGGTCGATTTGAGGCAGCAGTCAAACGTGGCAAACAGCCCATGGTTAACGCAACCGCTGACCCAACCAAGGCGCGGATCGGGGTGGACTGTGCGCGCTGGGGTGATGATACCGGGGCGGTGTATCTGCGGCACAACGGGCACATTAGCAAGGTTGCTCGCATCGAGCAGCAAAACACCTTTGTCTATGTTGAGCATATTAAGTTCGCCGCATTGAAGCTGCCTGAGGATGTAACTAGTCTGCATATTCGCGTCGATGGTACGGGTGGTTTTGGTGCAGGCATTATCGATCGCTTACTGGTTGATCCCGAATTGCGGCGACGCTTTCGTAACTATCAGGTGATTGAGGTCATGTTTGGGGCGCTGCCCTCGCCGCACAACAGCGAGGAGTACGCCAACTGCGTGACCGAGATGTACGCTGAAACGGCAGAGGTCTTGAAGGACATTGCCATTATTCAGCCCGCCGAGCAGCTCGAAATTGATTTGACCGATCGTCAGTATGGCTATCAGTCGAAGGGGCAGCTCGAGCTGAAACGCCTTGAACCCAAGGATGATTTTCGCAAACGCCATAAGCATAGTCCTGATGATGGTGATGGCTTGGTCTTGTGTGGCGCTCCTGACTTTTGCTTTGATCACCTGTTAGTAAGCAATGACGATGAAGCAATGCCTGGCTCATGGGGGAGCTACTAATGCCAACTGCCTTTGACACACTCTCCGTTGAATTGGCTAAGAAACGGCTGCCTTCTACGCCCGAAAGCGTCAAGAGCGCGGTGTTGTTTCGTGATGGCGATCACTGGCAGGGTGGCGCAGCGTGGACTGGCCCCACGCCTGCCGCTGGCGATACAAACGCGTCCGAGGTGATGACCCGTATCCAACGCGAGTTTGTGTCCAGCAATGTGATTGCCGAGGTGGTTGAACGGCATATGAATGGAGCGATTGGCCGTGAGCCGCAGTGGAGCTATGCCGTGCGCCGCCCGCTACTGGAGGATGAACAACCAACCGACCCCGAGCAAATCTTAATCGACGAAGCCGAAGCAGCCATGACGAGCTGGTGGGATCAGCGCAATGTGTTGGGCATCCTGCAAGAATCAATTGCCACTGCTGTGGTGCATGGGCGTGCGGTGCTGCGCTTGTTTATTCCGCCTGCTGCGGTCGATGGCGGGGTAATCCAACGACAGCCAACCTTGGCCGATGCCTTGAATCTCATTTGGCTCGATGTGCTGGCCCCAGATCAGGCTGGGGTCAGCCGCGACAAAGCCACCATGCAAGCCTGTGGCGTGTATGTCTACACCAACGCCGACAAAAAAGAAGTTGCGGAAGTGACCTTCCTTGATGGCCTCGATACCGTGGTGCGCACGCTCGAAGGGGAGGCGGTCACGGGCGAAACGCGATTGCCGCTGATGGGTCACTTACTGATGCTGGAAATCACCTGCAAGCCCATCATCAGCCTGTCGATGCAGCAGATGCAAAAGGCCTTAAACATGACCTTGACCATGCTGCAACACAACATCGTCATCAGTGGCTTTGTCGAACGCGTCTTGTCGAATGCCCAAATGCCCTACGACGAGGTGGACGATCCGGCGAATGCTGGGCAAAAGATGCGCGTCTATAAGCCCTATGACATTGGCCCCGGCAAAACGACCAATCTCGTGGGTGTACCGATTCGGGATGAGCGCACGAAGGTGATCACCGGTTATACCAACCCATCGGTGCAATGGCGTGACCCGTCACCCGTGACGACCTTCATTGACACCGATGCCGCCATTTATCGCCGCATGCTCAACGAGTGTAAGCAGCTGCATGCGCTGTTGAGTGGGGATGCGGTTGCTAGCGGCGAAAGTCGTAAACAAGCCTTGCTCGATTTCGCGATGGCGCTTGGCCCAACGGCCACCGCCATCAAACAGCTGGTGCGCTGGCTGCTCGAAGCGACCTTGGCCCTCGCAGCCCACTTTGCTGGTCGCCCGAACGCCTTTGATAGCCTGCGTGCGGATGTGATCCCACGCCTGTGGCTCGGCAGCTTAAGCAGTGAGGAACGCAATTTCTTGCTTGCAGCCTATGAAAAAGGGGCCATCAGCCATGACTTGTTCTTAGGGCTGATCGATGTGGAAGATGTCGATGCCGAGAAAGCCCGCATTGCGGCGGAGCAGGAAGCCAAGCAGCTTCAGCAAACCCGCACGCTGGCCGCAGCGCTCGCAACCAACCAAGCACGGCTCGACAGTGGTGCCGCGAGCACGGGTCTGGAGCAACCGGAATGATTAATGTCGTTGCCATTGCGACGCAGTTTCGCAACGAGTTGTTGGTAATGAACGCGCGCGCCATGGACGATTTGACCAACCGCTGGCGTATGGTCGAAGCCGCGTTGAAGGCTGAGATCGAGGCCTTGGCATTTCAAATGAGCCAAGCCAAAGCCGAGGGGCAAACCGTCAGCGAGTCGCAACTGTATGCGAACGATCGCTACCACGCGTTGTTGGTGCAACTCCAGCGGGAATTGGCAAAGTACAACGCCGATGCAGCTGCACTGATTCAGGCGCAACAATTGAGTTTCGCCAGTATGGGGGCCGAGCAGGCCACGGCGTGGTTGCGCTATTCCGGCGCGATTCAAGGCTCATTCTATCAATTGGGCAGCGGTGCATTTGAAAACATTGCTGCTTTGGCACGGGCTGGCAATCCGCTCGCTGATTTGTTGAGTGCTGCCTATCCAGCAACGGCGCAGGCCATCACCGACGAACTGCTGAAGGGGTTGGCGTTGGGCAAGAATCCGCGCACGACCGCGCGGAACATGGTCAACGATGGACTGACAACCAGTCTCAATCATGCCTTGCTCATCACCCGTGATCAGTCGGTTCGGGCAGCACGGTTGGCAACATTGCAGCAGTATCAAACGAGTGGTTTGACTACCGCTTACATGCGAATCGCGGCACGCCAACGGCGTACCTGTCTGGCCTGTCTAGCGCTTGATGGCACGGTCTACCCAACCAACGTCATGATGCCGCTGCATCCTCAGTGCCGGTGTGCAATTCTGCCAATTTTAAGGAACCGCGCGCCGCTGGCGATGTCAACGGGCAAGGAATGGTTTCTGGAGCAAAGCGCAAAAACGCAGCGCGATATGCTTGGCCCAGGTCGGTATGGACTCTGGAAACAGGGTGCATTTCAATTCGAAGATTTAGCGACGGTGCACAGCGGTGGCGTTTGGGGCGCAAATGCCCAAGTCACCACGGTGGCCGCATTACAAAGGATAGGACAATGATGGAATTCAATGATGCTGCGCGAGCAATGCAAGCGTTGGGTTCAACGGAAGCTCACGAATCGCTGCGTGAATCGTTGGTGCGATTAAGTCACAGTCTTGAAGGGTTTGTGGTACTCAATCCACCACCGCACCTGTTCGATGATTTCATGCATCCACGCATCCATCCATCCCGTGTTGGTGATCCACCAGCGCGTGCAGGCGAAGCATCACCAAATCGCAAGCCAAAGCCATGGGAATCGGTACGCTGGCAGCCACGACAGAAGCGCTAGCACCAATCCTTAGTATTTATAGGAGTTCTTTGCAATGGTTCGTTTCTTTCGCTCAATCAAATTATTTACTGCTGATAACGGCGGCGGTGGTTCCGGTAGTGGCGGCGGTGGCAATCCAGCCCCAGCCAACCCGCCTGCCAATCCACCGACTAATCCGCCCGCTCCTAATGGTGGCAATCAACCCGATATTGCGGGGCAAATTGCCAATCTCGTTGCGCGCCAAGGTGGCCCTGATGCAGCGCTCATGCTGTTGATGCAGGAGAACTATCAGTACCGCGACCAGAATCGCCAGCTGCGCGAGCGCACGCCGGAAGGTTCCGTGGTGCTGACGGGCGACGATGTGCAGCGCTGGCGCGACTATCAAGCCCTTGGGCAGATCGATGAAGTGCGCACGCGTTTGACCGAGCGCGAGCAAGCCCAAACCGAGCTGGCCAATCTGCGCACCCAAGCGACCATTCGCGGTGTTGCCGAGGCCATGCAGTGGAAACCAAACGTGCTCGAGCGCTTGGCCACGAATGTCACCTTTGTCACCAAAACCGAGGGCGACAAGACCACGATCAGCGTCAAGGACGGCGACGTGGAAACCCCACTCCAAGACTATGCCGACAAGCATTGGAGTGAATTTATGCCATCCCTCACGATCGGTAGTAACCCTCCACGGCGAGGAACGGGCTTTATCCAGCAAGGTGCTGGCAATCCCAAGAAAGATGATCCAATCACGACCCACAATCAGCGGATGGGGTATGCCCTTCCAAAGCGAGGTAATTAATGGCCGACGTAAACAGCTATCCAAACCAACTTACCAGCCCTGCATGGGCGGGCGATTTTCTCAATCGTGAGCACGTATTACCAGGTGGCGCGAAGGTCGATGCTAGTCAGTTTCTGGCAACCGATGGCGCAGTCGTCACCCTAACCGCCAATGCCGCATCGGTGGCAACCAGCATTGCGGTGAGCGCGTTGGCCAACCCCATCCCCAGTGGCACGTTGTTGCGCTTTGGCGTGGGCAAATTAGCCTATACCACGGCCAATGCCGCCGCTGGCGCGGTCACCATTGCAGTCGAAGCCTTGGCTGCTGGTCTCACGAGCGGCGATAAAGCCACCTATAAAGGCAGTGGCATGAAGCCTGTCACCATCCTTAGCGGCACGTTATTGGGCCGAACGTGGGCCGAACGCGATGCAGGCACGGCCTTTGGCCCCGCTACTGATGCTGATGAAGAAATCTATTTCTTGGCCCAAGACATTACTGATGCCAGCAAAAACAACGATGCTGATTTGTATCGGCATGGTGGCATCGTCAAAGAAAACTTTGTGCCGGGCTGGGCGGCGCTCAGCAGTACGCTCAAAGCCTTTGTGCGCAGCCGCTACCAATGCACCATCGGCAAAGCCTAATCATTTCATTCACTGTCTAGGAGTCTGTTTCTATGGCTGATATTGCAAGTTTAATTGCCCAAGCCCGCGCTGATGGCACGCTCATCAATTTGGCAAGGAATGTCTTGGCCCAGTTCGGGCGACCGCAGCGGCGCTATCTTGGTGCAGAGCTGTTACCTGAACGCACCGTCGAAGAAAACCAATATACCGAAGATGCGATCCGCTATCGCACCGTCGTGGCCAATGGTGGCACGCGCTATAGTCCCGCGCAAAAGAAGGGTGGCGACCTGATCGGTACCTTCGATGTCAAGCTGGCCCATAGTGATATTGCCCGCGAATTGACGGGCCGTGACTATGACATCCTGTTGCGCTATTTAGGTCGCAATGCCTCGATGGAAGCCATCGCCGCCTTGACGAATTGGGCTGAAACCACACTCAACTTGGCCTTGATTGAGGTCAACGAAGCATGGCGCTGGCAGGCGATTGTTGATGCAGCCGTGGTTGTTGAAGGCGATAACGCCTTCAAGGAAACCGTACAGTTGGCCAATCCCGCAGGCCATCGCGTCAACGTGGCAGGCGATTGGGCCAATGATACCTACGACCCCTTCCAAGATATTTACGCCATGGTGAATTTGCTGCAAGGCAAAGGCTACACCGTGGGCCGGATCATCACCGGCACGCCCGTCATTACCAAATTGTCGCTCAATAAAAATGTGCGCCAACGCACCAGCCACTTTGTAACCACCAATGGCAATGCCTTAGAGCTCGCTGCTGGCCTTGGCAACTTGGCGGGCATCAATGCCGCCTTGCAATTGGATAGCTTGCCGCCGATTGAGCGCTATGACTTGCGCTATCGCACCCAACAAGGCGATGTGCGCTTTCTGCACGCGCAAGCCTTCGTGATGGTGGCCTTGACGGGTCAAAACGAAGAGCTTGATCTGCCGGATGGCGAACAAAACCTGATCACCGACACCTTGGGCTATACCGCGATTGGGCGGGCCGCTGGCCAAAGCGAGCCAGGGCGGGTGATTCGAACCGAGCACTTTGAGAATAAACCACCCCGCATTGAAGGCGAGGCATGGCAAACAAGCTTTCCCGTCATTACCGAGCCAGAAGCGATCGGCGTGTTGAAAAACATCTAGAGAACAGGAGACGGTTTCAGGTCTATATGGCGTTGTTGTAAAGGAGTTTTTTCAATGGCCAACGTTCAAGTCACTTTAGCCGATTCATGGATTCATATGGGCGTGACCTACTTGTCCGGCGTGCATACCCTCGATGAGTCGATTGCCACTGTGTTGGTTGCGGCCAACGCAGCGACCAATCCAATGCCTGTTGCTCCAGCGGCTGCCGAGCCGGTGCAACGGGTCGAAACCCCCAACGCCGACGGCGCAGCGACCCCAACCAACGATGGTGGCGAAGCGCCAAGCGGCGAGCCATCAGCAACACTTGAGGTAATCGTGGGCAGCAAGGCAGCTGCCAGCTTGGCCGCAGCGGGCTATACCAGCTATGGCGATGCGATTACCGCTGATGATGCCACGTTGAGCGCCATCGACGGTATTGGCGAAGCCACGATTAAGAAATTGCGCGAGCACAAGGCGGCCTAA